CGGCATTCCCGGCGACAATACCTATGCCAATTACCAGGAGGCCAACCGCGCCTTCTATCGCTTGACCGTCCTGCCGCTCGTCTCCCGCACCGCCGCCAGCCTTTCCGCCTGGCTCGGGCAGGCATTTGACGCTGCGCTGAGACTGGTGCCGGATCTGGACGCGATCGCCGGTCTTGCTGCGGAGCGGGAGGCGCTCTGGTCGCGGGTCGGCGCGGCCGGGTTCCTGAGCGACGAGGAGAAGCGCGAGGCGGTTGGGTATTGATGCCAGTTGTCGGGAATGTCGGGCGGGTGTAGGTTTTGTATTACGGTGTATTACAAAATGAGGTTTTCATGGCCGACAAACCTGTCCTCTCTGACCCGATCACCCTGCGTGTGCCACAGGACATTCTCGACGATATCGAGAAGATCGCTGAAACATCCGACCGCAGCCGATCCTGGGTGATCGTCCGGGCGCTGAAATATTATCTGATGGCGGAGGGTGGGGAAATACTCAGCATCCGGCGAGGCCTGGAAGATGAGAAGGCCGGGGATTTTATCGATTCTGATGAGTTCTTCGCCGAATTGGAGCGGCTCAATCGCGAGGATGCCGCCTGATGAAGCTGGTCATTTCCCAGGAAGCGATGCGCTACCTCGAACGGGAACGGGCCTATCTTGCGCAATTCAGCCGGCGGGCGACGATTGCCTTTTCTGATCAGATCAAAAGGGCGAGCCGGCTGATCGCAGATCATCCACACGTTGGCACCGTGGTCGCGCCGGTCGAGGGGATTCGCCGCTTCGTATCGGCACCCTATCATCTCGACTATGTCATCCGTCCGAACTACGTGCTGATCGTTTCCATCATGCATGCCAGGCAAGGGCCAGCCGACCTTGAAAAGGACGAGGATCTGCCGTCGGGCGAGTGAAGTCGCAGGCTTTGGACACTCAGCCATGCAAGCTCGCTTAACATGCGAACAACCGGACTCAACTTTCGAAGACCGGCCGCCAAGCAATTCAGAGTATTTGAGAATGACACGTCGCTTCGTGTGACGCTTGAAGAACTGCCGGCGGAAAAGCGCCAGAGCGCGGCTTCAATCTGTGCGCATCCTAATCAAGAGAGATTAACAATGGCTGACCTCGGCAATGATCCGGGCACGATCACCGGTGTCTGGCTGGCAAAGGTTTTCGGCGCGACGGCGGGAGCCGGCGTGTCACTGATCTACCTCCTGCCGAAAAGCCGCCGGGAAGCCGCCAGCCGTTTTGCGACCGGCCTCAGCTGCGGCCTGATTTTTGGCGGACCGACCGGGCTCTGGCTCACCGAAAGGCTCGGCCTCGGCGGCCAGCTTTCCGGGGCTGAAACCATCCTCGCCGGCTCGGCCGCCGCCAGCCTTTCGGCCTGGTGGGTGCTCGGCGCCCTGTCGCGCGTCGCCGACCGTTACGGGCGCATATCGCGGTGACGCGGCTTTAGCCGCACCGGCAAAACCAGAACATCGCAGGGAGACTTTCATGCACGTCTATCGCGGGCCGCGCCCGACCATGCGCAAATTCGCGAATCTGGAACTGTCCGGCATCACCGGCGACGGGGTGTTTTCCGGTTATGCCAGCGTTTTCGGCGAGGTCGATCTCGGCAAGGACAAGATCGAGCGCGGCGCTTTCTTAAGCTCGCTCACGGCACGCGGGGCAGGCGGCGTGCGCATGCTTTACCAGCATGACCCGAACGAACCGATCGGCGCCTGGAAAACCATTCGCGAGGATGGTCGCGGCCTTTATGTCGAAGGGTTTCTGTCGCCCGGCGTCTGCCGCGCCCGCGAAGTTCTGGCACTGATGAAATCCGGCGCGCTGGACGGGCTGTCGATCGGCTTTCGCACCGTGCGCGCCAGAACCGACGCCAAGACCGGCATACGCCGCATTCTGGAGGCCGATCTCTGGGAGATCTCGGTCGTCACCTTCCCGATGCTGCCCTCGGCCCGCGTCTCCGATGTCAAGCATGGCCGCTTTTTCCGCGACCGCGAGACCGAACTCGTCCGCCAGATGCGGCGGGCGGCGAAAATGATATTTTCCGCAACCTTCAAAGGATGATCGAGATGACGAAAGCAATGCCCGAAAGGACGAAAGCCGCCCCGGCCGCGCCGGTAGCTCCTGAAGTGAAGGCCGTGCCGGAAACGATGACGGCCGCCTTCGACGATTTCATGGAGGCTTTCGAGGCCTTCAAGGAGGTCAACGACCGCCGTCTCGGCGAGATCGAACAGAAACTGACCGCCGATGTCGTCACCCGCGACAAGATGGACCGTATCAACCGCGCGGTCGACGAGCAGAAAAAACTGCTCGACCAGATGGTGCTGAAGAAGGCGCGGCCGCATCTCGGTTCGGGTGGCAATGGCCGCGAGCTTTCGCCCGACATGGTCGAGCACAAGGCTGCCTTCGACGCCTATATGCGCCGCGGCGACGAGGCCGGCCTGCGCGAGCTGGAGGCAAAGGCACTGTCTGCCGGGAGCGGCGCCGATGGCGGTTATCTCGTGCCGCCCGAAACAGATACGGAAATCGGCCGCCGCATCTCGGTCGTTTCGCCGATGCGGGCGCTGTCCACCGTGCGCACCGTCTCCTCCGCCATCCTGAAAAAGCCCTTCACCACGGCCGGCCTTGCGACAGGCTGGGTGGCGGAAACCGCGGCGCGGCCGCAGACGGCGTCGCCGCAGCTTGCCGAACTCTCCTTCCCGACCATGGAACTCTACGCCATGCCGGCCGCAACACAGGGCCTGCTGGATGACGCGGCGGTCGATATCGAAGCCTGGCTCGCCGGCGAGGTCGATATCGTCTTTGCCGAACAGGAAGGCGATGCCTTCATCCGCGGCGATGGCCTCAACAAGCCGAAGGGTTTTCTCTCCTATACGGCAGTGGCGGAGGCCAGCTGGAGCTGGGGCAATCTCGGTTATGTCGCAACCGGTTCCGCCGGCGCCTGGAAGGCGGCCGGCCCCTCCGACACGCTGATCGAGCTGATCTATGCGCTCAAGGCCGGCCATCGCCAGAACGGCACCTTCATGTTGAACCGCCGCACCCAGGCCGATATCCGCAAGTTCAAGGATGCCGACGGCAACTACCTCTGGCGCCCGCCGGCATCCGCCGGCCAGCCCGCCTCGCTGATGGGCTTTCCGATCGCGGAAGCGGAAGAAATGCCGGACGTGGCGGCCAATGCGCTTGCCGTCGCCTTCGGCGATTTCCGCGCGGGTTACCTCGTTGTCGACCGCGCCGGGGTACGGGTGCTGCGTGATCCCTATTCGGCAAAACCTTATGTGCTCTTCTACACGACCAAGCGCGTCGGCGGCGGGGTGCAGAATTTCGAGGCGATCAAGCTGGTGAAGTTCGCGGCAGCTTGATTTCGCCGAATTCAGGATTTGCCCCTCACCCTAACCCTCTCCCCGTTTTGACGGGGCGAGGGGACGTGCCACACGACGCCTCTCATCACATTCGACGGTGCGGCATATCCCTTCTCCCCGCATGCGGGGAAAAGGGGCCGGCAGGCGGATGAGGGGCAGCGGTTCCATAGGAAAGCCCTCCATGACCTATATCCAAACCACTCCGCCCATCGCGGAGCCGCTGACGCTTGCCGAGATCAAGGCACATCTGCGGCTCGACAACAGCGAGGAGGATGCGCTTCTCCTGTCGCTCATCACTACCGCCCGCGAACATCTCGAGCGCGAGACCGGGCTTTGCCTGCTCAGCCGCACCCTGCGCCTCTGCCTCGACCGCTGGCCGAAGGATGGCGTGATTCAGATTAACCGCTCACCCGTCCAAACCGTTGAGGCGATTACCGTTTACGAAGCGGACGGTACGGGTGTTGAGGTTTCGCTTGAAGATCATCTCCTCGATGGCGCCGCCCGCCCGGCACGGCTGTGGCTGAAAAATCCGCCCATGCCCGGCCAAGCGATGAACGGCATCGAGATCGATTTTATCGCCGGTTACGGCGAAGCCGGAACGGATGTGCCCGGCACGCTGAAACGAGCGATGTCGCTGCATGTCGGCCATATGTTCGCCTTCCGCGGCGTTGTTTCGCCGGACCAGCAGCCGGCCGGTATTCCGGACGGCTATGAGCGGCTGATCGCGCCGTTCCGGATGCGGAGGCTCTGATGGTCACCTTTCTCGACCCCGGCCAGATGACCGCGCGGCTGGAGCTGGAAGCGCCGCAGGCCGAGCCGGACGGGCAGGGCGGTGCGATGGTCGTCTGGAACGAGGTCGCCTCGCTCTGGGCGCGGATCGAGCCCGTCTCCTTTGCCGTCGGTGAAGAGGCCTCTGCCGAGGGCGGCACGGTCAGTCACCGGATCTGGGTTCGCTTTCGCGAAGGGCTCGCCTCCGGCCAGCGGTTTCGCAAGGGGGCGCGGCTGTTTTCCATCAAGCTCGTGCGTGATCCAGACGAGACGCAGCGTTACCTCGTCTGCCAATGCGAGGAGGAGGTGGCATGACGGCGGCCGGTGCGCTTCTGAAAGCGATCCATCAGCGGGTTTCCGGTGATCCGGCGCTTGCGGCGATTATTGGGCCGGAGGGTTTTCATGACCGGCTTCTGGCCCGGCCAAAATTCCCGTGCATCGTCTTCGGCGACATGGAAACACGCGATTATTCGACCGGCACGGAGGCGGGCGAGGAACATTTCCTGACGCTGGAAATCTGGTCCGATGCGGACGGACGGCGGCAGGTGCAGGAGATTGCCGGCCTTCTGGGCGAACTGCTCGCCGGGATCGGGCCGACGCTCGAGGGCGCTGTGCTGGTCAATCTTGTCGTGACCGCGCTGAAGATCGCTCGGCAGCCGAAGACGCGATTTTATCTGGCCGAGATGCGGCTGCGGGCCGTCACCGAGTGAGCCTCAGCGGACGTCGCATTGGCGCTTTTCACCAGCCGTGTCAGCAGCAACACGAAAGTAAGTGCTGCGAGGATCAGCACGGCACTGAGGATCAGCAGATACTGGCCGCCGAGACGATCGAGGATTGCCGTGAAGACGACGGGAGAGGCGGCAGTCGCAAGGTTCTGCGGCAAGGTCAGGCGCGCCGATTGCATGCCGAAATCCTTGGCCGAAAACAGGGTCAGCGGCAGCAGTGCGCGGGCGACACCGACAACGCCGGAGCCAAAACCATAGAGGACCATGAAAGTGACCAGCGCAGCCGTTGCCGGCGCGAGCGTGGCGGCGATCAGGAAGCCGCACAGCATCAGAGACAGGCCGATCAGCGAGGTGATCAGGGCATTACCGCGGCGGCCGAGCGTCATGTCGACGACACGGGCCGAGACCCCGAAAGCGCCGCGAGCGGCGCCGAGCTGCAGCGCAAGGGCAGGTGCTGCGCCGGATTGTATCAGGATGGTGATCAGCGAAGGCGCAAGGCCGTAACTGACCAGCGCGCTGATGGTGATGACGGCGGCAAGGTAGAAGAAGGCCTTTTTCTTCTGCTCCGGCGTCAGCTGCACCGGTTCGATTTCGTCGGCCTTTGCGCGCTCGGCGCTTTCCACCCGCGGCGGCAGGCCGAACAGGTGCAGGGGCAGGCAGATGAAAAGATGCACGCCGGCACAGACGACAAAGGTCTCCCGCCAGCCGATCAGGTCGGTCAGGTAGGTGAGGAGCGGCCAGAACACGGTAACCGAAAGGCCGGTGAACAGCATCAGAATGGCGATCGCCCGCTTGCCATCGAGGCCTTCGCGTTCGACCACGGCCGTATAGGCCGGTGCCGACAGGCCGAAGGAACCGGCAATGCCGATGATGAGCCAGGCGGCGAAATAGACGAACGGGCCGTGGGCTGTGGCCAGAAGCGCAAGGCCGATGGCAAACAGAAGCGAGCCGCAGGCCAGCACCTTTGCTGCTCCGTGCTTGACGAGCAGCCGCCCGGTCGTCGGGCCGACCACGGCGCTGACCAGCATCATGATCGTCAGGCCGCCGAAGACGATTTCGTTCGGCAAGCCAAGATCGGGAGCGACGATGCGGCCCATGACGCCCAGCATGTCGAAACTCGTGCCCCATGACGTGATCTGGGTGATCGCGAGCACCGCGATTGTCCGCGCCGAGCGGAACCGGGAAGACTGGGGCATCGAGGCAAGTCTTTTGAAATGAGAATGTGAAGCCGGTCCTACAGCATCGTCTGCGGGAACGGAACGGCTTTTCTTTGCAGAAAAGGAATTCGACCATGGTAGCGCAGAAGGGCAGGGATCTGCTCCTGAAGATCGACAATGGCGGCACGTTCGCGACCGTCGCCGGCCTCCGTTCCCGGCGGCTGGCCTTTAATGCCGAAACGGTGGATGTGACCGATGCGGAAAGCGCCGGGCGCTGGCGCGAGCTTCTGGGCGGTGCCGGCGTGCAGCGCGCCTCGCTCTCGGGTGGGGGTATTTTCAAGGACCAGGCAAGCGACCTTCTGGTGCGCGGTGCATTCTTTGCCGGGAGCATTCTCTCCTGGCAGGTGGTCATCCCGGCCTTTGGCACGGTGACCGGGCCTTTTCAGGTGACGGCGCTCGAATATTCCGGCGAGCATGATGGCGAGGTGCGCTTCGAGCTGGCGCTGGAATCGGCCGGTGCGCTTTCCTTTGCGGCGCTCTGAAAGGGAGGCGGCGATGAGAGGTTCTGAAATTGCCGCGCATGGCGCCGGCACCCCCCGCGCCAACCGGCGACGGGGTGAGGTCGAGGCGATGATCGATGGCGAGAGGCGCATTCTCTGCCTGACGCTCGGTGCGCTGGCCGAGTTGGAAACGGCCTTTTCCGTTGGTGATCTCGGCGGGCTTGGCGAGCGGTTTTCATCCGGCAGGCTGAAGGCGGCGGATATGATCCGCATCCTTGGCGCTGGCCTGCGCGGCGGCGGCAATCTGTTTTCGGATGACGAGGTGGCGGCGATGAGCGTCGAGGGCGGGCTTGCCGCCTATGCCCGCATCACCGCCGACCTGTTGACCGCGACCTTTGCCGGGCCGGAGGGAGTGCCGGAAGGAGCGGTTGCCGCAAACCCTTGAAGGCCGCGGCGGGATCGGACGGAGCTGCAGATGGAGCACGAGGGAAGGTCGAAACAGCGCCCTTTCCCTGGGATGCCGTCATGCATGCCGGCCTCTTCCTGCTGCGGCTTCCGCCACGGGATTTCTGGTCGATGACGCCGCGCGAATTCTTCATCATGACCGGCGGCACGCGGCCGTGCACGACGCCTCTCGCACGAGGGGTTTTGGATGCGTTGATGGGGGCATTCCCGGATCGATGAAGCAAGCCCGCCAGATTAGGCGCTGAAACAGCGGCCCGACGGAGTGAAACCAACCATGCAGACTGACAGCGATGACTTTTCCGGTGCTCTCTCCGGCGCCGAGGCGCTTTCTGGCGTCATGGCCGATCTTGAAGCCCGCTCGCAGCGTTTTGGCGCCGCACTCACCGGCGCGCTTCGATCCGCCACGACAGGCGGCAAGGGGCTGGAGGATGTGCTGAAAGGGCTCGGTTACCGTCTGACGGATATCGCGCTTGCCGCGGGCTTGAAGCCTCTCGAAACCACGCTTGGCAATGCCGTCGGCAGTCTTGCCGGTTCGGTAACGCCCTTTGCCGATGGCGGTGTCGTCCGTGCGCCAACCTATTTTCCGATGGATGGCGGTGCCGGGCTAATGGGTGAGGCAGGGGCCGAGGCGATCCTGCCGCTGCGGCGTGGTCCCGACGGCGCGCTTGGCGTCGCGACCGGTGGTGATGGCAATGGGCGAACACCGCAGATCGTGTTCAACGTCACGGCCACGGATGCGGCGAGTTTTCGCAAAAGCGAAGGGCAGATCTCGGCCATGCTGGCGCGCAGTGTCGCACGCGGCCGGCGCGGGCTATGAGGGGAGGTGGTCATGGCCGGATTTCACGAAGTGCGGTTTCCGCTACGGCTGGCGCTCGGTGCGACTGGCGGGCCGGTGCGGCGCACGGATATCGTCAATCTCTCGAACGGGCGCGAACAGCGCAATCAGCGCTGGCGCGATAGCCGCCGCAGTTATGATGCCGGATCGGACATTCGCTCCACGGCCGATCTCTATGAGGTGCTCGAATTCTTCGAGGCGCGCGCCGGCCAGCTTTACGGGTTTCGTTTTCGCGATCCGCTCGACTGGAAGTCCTGCCCCCCTGGCGGTGTCGTTTCGGCCATGGACCAGACGCTCGGCGCCGGTGACGGCGCGACGGCTGCCTTTGAGCTCGTAAAAACCTATGCCGATTTCGCCGGCTCCTGGGCGCGGCGGATTTCGAAACCGGTCGCGGATTCGGTTCTTGTCGCCGTAGCGGGCGCGCCAAAACCGGCCGGATCGTTTGCCGTGGATGCTGCGACCGGCATGCTCACCTTCGCATCTGGCCATGTGCCGCCGGCCGGCGCGGTTATCACGGCCGGCTTCGAATTCGATGTCCCGGTGCGGTTCGATATCGACCGGATCGATGTCAGCCTTGCCCATTTCGAGGCGGGGCGGATTCCCACCATTCCGCTGACGGAGATAGTGCCATGAGAAAGGTGCCAGCTGCCCTGCGCAACCATCTGGCCAACGATGCGACGACGACCTGTCACTGCTGGCGAGTGACGCGGCGCGATGGTGCGGTTTTCGGTTTTACCGAACACGACCGCGATCTGACCTTCGACGGTACGACCTATCTCGCCGCCAGCGGTTTTGCCGCAAGCGATACGGAAGCCGCCACGGGGCTTTCCGCCAATGCCGGCGAGGTGGCGGGCGGGTTTTCAAGCGTGGCGATCAGCGAGGATGATCTGGCCGCGGGGCGTTATGATGGCGCAAGGGTCGAACTCTTTCTCGTCAACTGGGCGGTGCCCGAGCAGAATCTTCTTCTGAACATGCGCGAGATCGGCGAGGTTTCGCGGGCGGGCGGGGAATTTCGCGCCGAGTTGCGTAGCCTCACGCATCGGCTCGATCAGCCGCAGGGCCGCCTTTATGGCCGCCG